AATGAAAGCGCCTCAAAAAAGTCTGAAGGCATGGACTCAACAAAAGTGGAGAACTAAAAGTGGCAAACCTTCTACGCAAGGATCGCAGGCTACAGGGGAAAGATACCTCCCAACCAGCGCCATCAAAGCGCTCTCCCCGCAAGAGTACGCCGCGACCACGAAAGCCAAAAGAGCCGGTAAAGCCGCAGGCAAACAGTTTGTGGCACAACCTAAAAGCGTGGCTAAAAAAGTTGCTCCGCATAGGAAGGTAGGATGATATGGCTAATAAATTTCCTGATCTTACCGGCGACGGTGAAGTAACCCGGGCTGATGTATTAAAAGGCCGTGGCGTCTTTAAAAAAGGTGGCAAGACTGAATCCAATTGGATTCAAAAGGCTATCAAGAAGCCCGGTGCCTTGAAGAAGTCTTTGGGTGTAAAAAAGGGTGCAACGATCCCTGCTAAGAAGTTAGCAACTGCTGCCAAAAAACCCGGTAAACTGGGTCAGCGTGCTCGTCTTGCCCAAACTCTGAAGAAACTGAAATGACCACAATCGGAACCGAGTCGTTTAACTTAGACCTCAATAACCTCGTAGAAGAGGCTTTTGAGCGGGCTGGTTCCGAACTCCGTTCGGGCTATAACATGCGTACAGCCCGTAGGTCACTTAACCTTTTGACAATCGAGTGGGCTAACCGGGGGGTGAACCTATGGACGATTGAGGAAGGGCAAATCCCATTGGTGCAGGGGCAGGTTACTTACCCTCTTCCAAACGACACCATAGACCTTATAGAGCACGTAATTCGTACAAGTAACGGGGTTCAGTCTACGCAGACCGACATTAATATCACTCGGATCTCTGTATCGACTTATGCGACAATCCCTAACAAGATTACACAAGGCCGACCCATTCAGGTTTGGGTAGACCGTAAATCCGGTAGTACCTCAAAGACAGGGTTAACCCTAGCCGCAAATATTGCCGCTACTGACACGACCATCACCCTCTCTTCCACGGCTGGTCTCCCTGCCACAGGCTACATCACGATTGGTGCCGAGACTATTAACTATACTAACTACACCGCAACTCAGTTGCAGAACTGTTTGCGTGGGCAAAACGGAACCACGGCTACCTCACATACGGCTGGGGCGGTTGTTACGGCTCCTGATCTACCTAATATCAATGTCTGGCCTGCCCCGGATCAAGGCACGGCGGCTAGCCCGGTCTATACCTTTGTTTACTGGCGTTTGCGCCGTATCCAAGACGCTGGCAATGGTCTGAATACCCAAGACATACCCTTCCGGTTACTGCCGTGTATGGTGGCTGGGCTGGCTTATTACATAGCCATGAAGATCCCAGAAGGACTTGCCCGGTTGGAAATGCTAAAAGCCTCTTATGAGGAACAATGGATGTTGGCTTCCGGGGAGGATCGTGAAAAGGCATCCGTGCGTTTTGTGCCGCGCAACATGTTTATCGGTAGTGGTGGGTATTAATGGGTAATAAGTTTTCGTCGGGCAAGTATGCAATTTCGCAATGCGACCGATGCGGTTTTAGGTACAAACTAAAAGAACTTAGGCGGCTGGTCATTAAGACCAAAAACATAGATATTAAGGTTTGTAAAGAATGTTGGGAGCCGGATCAACCGCAGTTATCGTTGGGTATGTACCCCGTGTACGACCCTCAAGCCGTGAGAGAACCGCGTCCGGACACCACATATTTTCAAGCAGGTCTTAGTGGTTTAGGAACAAACCCCGATGCAGGCCCAACCGAGGAAGGTTATGGGACGCCTACACAGGGTAGTAGGATTGTGGAATGGGGGTTTAACCCTGTAGGATTTAGTAACCCATTAAAGTTACCGTTTCAGACGAATAAGTTAGTGGGGGTGGGTGAAGTTGGTTCGGTATCAGTGACAATAACTTAAGGAGCACGTATGAAACATTCAGATATATCAAAAGACAAGCCAATGATGAAGAAAGTGGCTCAAGCCGAAGTCAAGACCCATGAGCGAAAAATGCACGGGGTCAAGAAAATGGCTCGTGGTGGCAAAACCAATGCCCAAATGAAACAACTTGGGCGTAATCTAGCCAAGGTAGCCAATCAAAAGGTATCATCTTTTACATATAAAAACTCCGGAAGGGGTCGATAATGGATAAAGTAATTGGGCGTGTGGCGCAGCCTGTGCCTATGAAGCCGGGACAGGATATTTCTGGAAATCGTATTCCAGTAACCGGCAACGAAGCCACTTTTGGTCATAACGGCTACCCAAATGATGTGCCTAGCACTCAAACGGTTAAAACCCGTGGCACTGGGGCGGCTACAAAAGGCACTAACTCTAGTAAAAAATTGGGGTAAGTAGTGAACTACTCGACGCTGTTTCAGACCATACAGGCGTATGCTGAGAATAACTTCCCAGATACGGTGGTCGCAACTACGACTGCTACAACTACATCTTTTCTTACAAAAGATCAGGTTGACACGTTTATCCGTCAGGCTGAGCAGAGGATTTATAACAGCGTTCAACTTCCGGTCTCAAGAGAAAACGTAACAGGTAACTGTACAAGCGGTAATAGGTTCTTAACTACCCCTACAGATTGGCTTGCTACGTTTTCATTAGCCCGAATTGATCCAAGTGGGTCACAAGAGTACCTGTTAAATAAGGACGTTGAGTTTATTCGGGAGGCTTTTCCTGTCCCTACCGAGACAGGTGCTCCCACTCATTATGCTATTTTTGATGAGAACACCTTTATTTTAGGGCCGACTCCAGACGCAGACTACAACATGGAGTTGCACTATTACGCCTATCCGGCGTCTATTGTTACATCTGGCACAACTTGGCTTGGTACCAACTTTGATTCAGCCCTTCTTTATGGCTCATTGCTAGAAGCATATGCCTTTATGAAAGGTGAAAAAGACGTTAACGACAACTATGTTGCCCGTTATAATGAAGCGCTTGCCATGTTGAAACAACTTGGTGAAGGTAAAGACCGTCAAGACATGTACAGAACCGAACAAGCGAGGTATCCAGTCCGATGAGCACAATGAGCGAAGTAGCCTTCCTTTTAGGGGGCGCAAACGTCAAAGTATTAACAACTTCTGGTCGTGGCTTTACGCCAGAGGAAGTTGCTGAACGGGCTTTGGATAAAATTATTTCTGTAGGTTCACAAACGCATCCTGCTATTCGGGATCAAGCAGAAGCGTTTAGAAATCAAATCCGTCAGGTTTTGGTGTTTTATATGAAGGAAGCCATTAAGTCTAACCACACGACATTGGCTCTTAAGTTCAGGAAAGCAGGACATCCTGAGTTTGTTAAACTTTTAGATGAATAAAGGAGCCTAATATGGCTATCACGCAAGCAATGACCACCTCGTTTAAAGCCGAACTTCTTTTGGCTGTACACGATTTCCGTCCGTCGGCTGACGCTGGCGCAGACACTTTTAAGATTGCTCTGTATACATCCTCAGCAACACTGGATGCCAATACAGTTGCTTACACCGCTTCTAACGAAGTTAGTGCTGTCAGTACTAACTACACGGCTGGCGGTCAGGCTTTGACCAATACAGGTGTAACGGCAACCAACATCAACGCCAACACCGGTACAGGCTTTACTGACTTCTCTGATGAGACTTTTGTAAACGCTAACTTTACTGCTCGTGGCGCTCTGATTTATAACAGCACACCTTCAGCAAACAGCAATGCTAATACCACGTTGACCAATGCATCGGTTTGTGTGTTGGACTTTGGTGCTGACAAAACCGCTTCGGACGGTGACTTCACCATCATTTTCCCAACTAACGACGCATCAAACGCAATTATCCGTATTGCCTAATTAACAAACCTCCCCTAAAGGACAAATCATGGCTGGTTGGAGCATAGGGCCTTATGGGGAGGGTGACTTTGGTGTAGGTAATCCAAACGCTTTAGTAAGTGTTACTGGAGTAGATGCTTCTGCGTTATTAGATCCTGTAGGGGTAGCGGCTGGGGGTGAAGTAGAACCCGCTGGATTTCAGGTTGAAGTAGAACTTGGGCAAGAAACCGTAACCGCTGGTGCTAATGTATTTCCAGCAGGTGTTGAAGGTAGCGGTGAAGTTGGGCAGGTTAGTTTTAGTATTGGTACAAATGTACAGCCCACAGGTGTAGAAGGAGTTGGGGAAACCGGAACTGCTTCATCTTCTATATCAGCAAATGTATACCTAACTAGTGTACAGGGTGACGGCGAAGTAGGCGAGACAGAGGAAGAGTTTGCCTATTACGTTACTGGGGTTCAAGGTTCTGGAAGTGTAGGGGCAATAAAAACTAGCACCGATGTTAACTACATTGGTTGGGGTTCAGGCCCGTGGAGCCGTGGCGCTTGGGGCGCAGACTTTAGTGGGTTTAACGTAGATCCCGTAACCGCTACCGGTCAAGTTGGTTCCGTTGTAGTTCGTACTCTTGCTAATGTGTTCCCAGTTGGTGTCGAAGGTGATGGTCAACTTGGTGAAGAAGAAGTAAAAACTGAAGCCACTGTGCAACCTACAGGGGTTCAAGCAACGGGGTTAGTAGGCACTGTTGTAGCAAGTATTCCTAAAGATGTACCTGTAACAGGAGTTCAAGCATCCGGGGAAGTTGGTCAAGTAACTCAGCGCACTGGGTATCGGGTGTCTGGGGTTCAGGGTACTGGGGAGACCGGAACCTTAACAATTATTACTACCGCCAATGTACAACTTTCAGGGGTTGTTGGTTCTGGGCTTATTAATTCTGTTGGGGTTAGTGCTAAAGGAAATGTCACACCGGCTGGGGTTCAAGCCGAGGGAGAACTTGGGCAAGAAACCGCTGAGGGGGGCGCTAATGTTCAGGTTACAGGACTTGAAGGTACTGGAGAAACCGGCTCTGTAACCATAGTCACCAAGGCAAATGTATACCCAATAGGGGTTGTTGGAACAACGCAGTTAGGTCAAACTGATGAAAGCGGGGCGGCTAATGTACCGGTAACGGGGGTTGTAGGAGCCTCGGCGCTTGGGCAGGTTACTACCAAGACAATTAATTTTATCCCGGTCACGCTTCAGCAGGCGACGGGTTCAGTAGGTAGTGTTGTAGTAAGAATTCCAAAAGTAGTATCTGTAACAGGGGTTCAAGGGCAAGGGCGTGTTGGAAAAGTACTGATCTGGAGTAAAATTAACCCCAATCAGAACCCCAACTGGCAACAGGTTAACGATGTACAAACACCAAATTGGCTGCCCATAGCGGCGTAATTTAAAGGAGTAAAAAATGGCAAGTACGTATTCAGCATTAAAAATACAACTTATGGCTACCGGGGAAAACTCGGGGACATGGGGTAATGTAACTAATGACAACCTAGGAATAGCACTAGAAGAGGCTATTGTTGGTTCGGAAGATGTGACCTTTGCTAGTGGCCCGGTTACCTTAACCTTAACTGATACTAACGCAAGCCAAACGGCCCGTAACCTACGGTTAAATCTGGTGGGCACTTCCGGCGGCGCACAGAATTTAATTGTGCCTTCTATCGAAAAGGTCTACATAATTAATAACGGTTGCGCTGACGCAATTACTGTTAAAAATAGTGGCGGTACAGGTATTGCAGTTCCGGCTGGTAAGACTATGTATGTGTATAACAACGGAACTAACGTCCTTGACGCAATTACTCACTTAACTTCTCTAACTCTTGCAACTGCACTCCCTGTCGCCTCGGGTGGTACTGGGTCAAATACAGCCACATTTTCTGGCGCAAACATAACATCGTTAAATGCGTCTTCTATTTCTAGCGGTACTCTAACAGTTGCTCGTGGAGGTACAGGGGCAACAACATTAAATGCAGAGGCCGTTGTTATTGGTAACACAACAGGCGCAGTTAAGTTTGTAGACCCCGGCACCACAGGTAATGTCCTCACTTCTAACGGAACGGCTTGGTTATCTCAGGCCGCTGGTGGCGGCGGTGGCGGCGACTACATTATGACGGCTTACACAAGCCCTGCTACTTGGACAAAACCCGCAGGATTAAAAGCAGTAAAAGTTACTGTGATTGGTGCAGGCGGTAATGGTGGTAGTGGAGGTACAACCCCACCTGTTTGTTGTGCGCCGGGTAGTGTCACAATAGGCGCTCCCGGTGGTGGAGGTGGGGCTGCTGTTGAATATTTAGATGCTCCTGCAATACCCGGCCCTGTAACTGTAACTGTAGGAAGCGCACCATCTAAAACATCTTCTTTTGGCCCTTTTGTTTCCGCTACTGGAGGGACTAATGGCACTGCCGGTAGTAGCACTTCCGCTCCTGTAGGCCCTTATGCTGGTGGTGCAGGATCTGGTGGAACATTTAACCTAACCGGAATGGCAGGATATGGGAATACCATTGGCGCTCAAGTCTATGGTGGTGGTTCTGCGTTAGGTTTTGGTCAGGCAATTCTTGGTAGGGCGGCTGTAACACCCGTCTCCAACCCGGCTGCTGGAGTAGCGGGTCTTGATTATGGTGGTGGAGGGCTTGGGGGGAGAGGCCCCGGCACTGGAGCATCTGGCGGAGCAGGTATCGTCATAGTAGAGGAGTTTTATTGATGAAAGCACTTATTTCAACTAATGAAGTTTTTAACTACTCATACATTTCTTCTTGGATTGAGGTAAATGGTGTGTGGGAACCCGTGTATTCTGAGATCCTAGCGTGTCAGAGAGTTGCTCAAGTTGAGCCAGATGATAAAACATTTCCTGTTCATTCAACTCTTATTTGGGTTGACTGCCCGGATAACTGCGTGGCTGATGAATGGTATTACAAAAACGGTCAGGTATATGTTAAACCCGCTGATGCTCCCCATCCAAATGTGCCACAAGTTATAACTTCTGAAAACGGAGCGCCGGGTGTCATTGCATAGTTCTGAGTTAAAAGTTGGTAAGTTAACAGGGGTTGTATACTTTTTTGAAAAAACAAATGATGTTTTAAAGCGTCATTTTCATGAAACAGGGATGGGTCATATAACCGTTGTGTCTTCTGGCTCTGTAAGAATTATTGGTGATGATTGGGAAAAAGAAATAAAAATTGGTGGCGTAATAGATCTACCAGACAATCAATCGCATGAAATTATTGCGTTAGAAGATAATACAAAAATAGTAAATATAAATAAGGGGTAGTTAATGTGTGAATCCATGACCCAACTTCAGATGCAAGGCTACTCGCATCTTTCTGGTTTTCTTGACAAAGACAATTGTGCGGAATTAACCGCAGAACTTAAAAGAATTGTCGCTGAAGGGAAAACCACAAAAGATTTTCAATGCCCTTTATCCGAATCCGCTGAGAGAACACCCGTTTTTGATTCTTTGTTAGAGCAACTTCTTCCTAACTTTGAGATTGCATCTGGTAAAAAACTCTACCCCACCTATGCTTATGCCCGTCTTTATGCTCCCGGTGAAGAGTTAAAGATCCATACTGATCGTCCGTCCTGTGAGATCAGCGCTACCATAACCCTTGGGTTTGAAGGCAACCCTTGGCCTATTTATATAGGCGACCATGATGAAACTAAAGTAACAGAGAAAAGAATTGGTGAGCATGATGTAGAGTATTGGTTAAAAAATATATCTTGTATAGAGATGGATGTTGGTGATGCAATTATTTATAAAGGGCAAGAAAAACCTCATTGGAGAAACCAATATAAAGAGGGTAAGTGGCAGGCTCAGGTATTTCTGCACTATGTAGATGTCAATGGCCCCAATGCTGAGTGGAAGTACGACAAGCGGCCTAAACTTGCCCATCATGCCAATAAAGACCACACATTATGGTTCTTTGACGACGCACTAACTCCTGAGTCTTGCAGAAAGATAATCGATAGTTGCGAGTCCCAAGCACAAGGCGAAGATGCACAAATCGGGCAGCGTATTGGTGGTGTTGTCAATAAAAAAATTAGGGATGTTAAGAAGGTGTCTCTTCCGATCTATCGGGGTATTGGCGCAACGATGGCTGGTGCGGCACTTTCTGCCAACCAGCAAGTTTGGAAGTTTGATGTGACCCACGCTAATCAGTGTGATTACCTTAAGTACGATGTGGAAGGTCACTATAAAGCCCATGTGGATACCTTCATAAACCCAGAAGAAAAAGAGTGCAGGAAGTTAACGGTTCTTGCCTTTCTAAATGATGACTTTGAGGGAGGTCGTCTGTTCCTACAAAACGGGCATGAAAAAATTTACCCGCCACAAAAACCCGGAACAATTTTAGTTTTCCCCTCTTTTATGCTTCATGGAGTAGAACCCGTCACAAAGGGTATTAGAAGATCAATAGTGACTTGGATGGTTGGCCCTTGGTTTAAATAGGAGAAAAGAATGATAGGTATGGGTATGAGAGGTGCTATTCGCCAACATATTGCAATTAAAGGTATTCAGATGGATCTTGCCGCTGTAGAGGCATTTATGCAGGATTTGTATGCAAACGCTGGCCTTACTTTATCCCCCGGATTTGACCCTGTAGAGGAAGTCATCAGGGTTGTTAATACACTAAGGGAGCAGGGTAAAAATGAAAACAGTCATTGAAGCGCATAAGGTAGATGGGGTAAAAGTCTGCCGCTCGGAAGAAGTCCATGTCTGCGCCTCCTGTGGGTACGACTTAGATGAGTCTGAGTTGGCGGCTGACACCTGCTCCGATTGTGGCGCACCCTTGAAGTTAAGAAAGTCCGTATCGGTCTGGGCTACATCTGTACCTAAAGCCGGTGCTAAGACTTGGGGTCAGACTTAGGAATAGGAATGAATCTTGGCAGATATAGACCCAATACTGACTGCGGCAAAAGGTGCCACGCAGGGAATCAAATCGGCGATTCAGTCGGGCAAGGAGTTGTCGTCTGCGGTAGATGATATTCAGCGTCTAGGGGTAGCCGAGTTACAAGCCAAGCAGGCATTTAAACAAAGGCAGCGGGTTGTTACAGGCGATACCACGATTATGACCGCCTTCGCTGAGTGGCGCAGATTAAAGCAAATTAAAGAAGCGGAAAACGAATTAAAGGATCAGTTAATAGAGCGGTACGGCAAGTTTGAAGCCGAGAAGGAATGGGCTGAGATTCAGGCGATTAAAGAGCGCCAGATGAAAGAGGTCAAAGAAGGTAAGGATGAGTTTGGCAGGGATCTGGCTAAGTTAAGACTTTTAAAGATTTGGTGTTTCACCATAGCGTTCTTCATGGTAACTATCTATTACATTGCTAAGGGACATCTGTAATGACCACCATTGCCGCTAAGTTTTCTACGGGAGAAATTGCCGCAGATTCGATGGTTAGCGGTGATGATAGTTTCTATTTAGTAGAGAAGTTACGGCAGGGCAAGGATTGTATTTACGGTGCTTGCGGTGATTGGGACAAGATTCTAAAGTTCTATCAGGTAATGGAGTCCGGCGGTGATTTGGATTCTGATACCGAAGTTACGGTAATTGCTTTAAAGCACGATGGGTTGTGGATATATGAGAGTTCAATAATTCCTGCAAGAATTAAGAATGATTTTTGGAGCATAGGGACGGGAGCCAACTTTGCCATAGCGGCGATGCATTTTGGGGCTTCTCCGAAGGAGGCGGTTGAGGTTGCTTGTTTATACGACTCGAGTTCGCATGGCCCTATTGATGAAGTAAAACTACCAAGGAAACCCCGTGGCGTTAAAAAAAGTATCTGACGAAGAAATAATCTCTGCGATGAAGAGATTTGGCAGCACCCAAAAGGCGGCTGAACACGTTGGTATATCTACTCGTGCATTTGGGTTACGCAAGGCCAAGATTCAAAATGAACAAGGAATTTCTTTGCCTGCTTACTCTGCGTCACAAAAAATCCATCACAAAACTTTTATCCCTGAAGATCGACGTGTTTTAGAACACAAAGTTGAAAATGGCATGGTATTTATTGGATCAGACGCACACTACTGGCCTGATCAGATCACGACAGCGCATAAAGCGTTTGTCTCCCTAATAAAAGAATATAAGCCTAAGACAGTCATCATGAACGGAGACGTTGTGGATGGCGCTAGGATTTCACGGCACGAACCCTTAATGGGCACGAACCCACCCACACCAAAGAAAGAAATTGAGGCTTGCAGGGATCGTCTTGATGAGGTGCGTAACGCTACAAAGAACGCTGTGTTCCTGTGGACGATAGGTAATCACGACGCTCGTTTGCATCGGTACATCGCAGTTAATGCTCCAGAGATAGGAGATATGGTGTCATTGTGGGACTACTTCCCCGGCTGGCATTATGGCTGGCGGATTGATATTAACGGATCAGTTGTTGTAAAACATCGTTACCATAACGGAATTCATAGTACGTGGAACAATGCCCTGAAATCGGGTAGGAGCATCATCACGGGGCATCTACACCAGTTAAAAACCACCCCCTTTAGTGATTATGATGGGCGTCGCTGGGGGGTCGATGCCGGGACGCTTGCTGAACCTTATGGCGATCAATTTGTATATACAGAAATGAACCCGGTCAATTGGTGCTCAGGGTTTGCTGTATTGACGTTTGAGAATGGGAAGTTGCTTCCGCCGGAACTTTGTGAAGTTATTGACGGGGTGGCTTACTTCCGTGGACAGAGAGTTTAAACGATGAGTCCTTGGCTAATCATTTTGGTGGGATGTATATACGCATACATATGTTTTGAACAGGGCACTAAGGGAAACTTTGCTATGGCTATCGTGTTTGCTGGTTACGCCTTTAGTAACGTCGGTCTATATCTAGCAACAAAGGGATAAAAATGTTACCAATCGCTGCACTACTTTCAATCGGGGAAAAGGTTCTTGACAAGGTTCTGCCCGACCCCGAAGCCAAAGCCAAGGCACAGGCTACGCTCATGGAGATGGCTCAAAGGGGTCAACTGGCTGAACTTGAGGCGCACGTTAAAGAGATGGACTCTGCCCGTAAGCGAGAGATTGAGATTGCCACCAGTGAGTTTGCGCCGACTATAAATAAGATCGTTACGCCTGTGCTGGCCTTGGGTACGGTGGGTCTGACTTTTCTTTTGTTTGGGATAATTGTTTTTGCAGATGTGAAGCCAGAAGCCAAGGACATAATTATCTACGTGTTAGGTGCGCTGACCTCAGCAGTTACTATGGTGCTTGGATACTACTTTGGCTCTAGCGCTGGAAGTAAGGAAAAATCCTTACAAATAGATGAATTCTTGGATAAGAAGAAATGAACCTGACCGCTAACTTCACTTTGTCAGAGATGGTTAAGTCTGATACTGCACTGCGTCATGACATGGACAACACGCCCGGGGAGACCGAAATTGCTAGTCTTAAAACACTCTGTGAAAAGGTACTTCAGCCCGTCCGTGACAACTTCCAAACCGGAGTCAAGGTCAACTCCGGGTACCGCAGCCCAGACGTTAATGCCAAAGTTGGGGGATCACGCACATCAGACCATTGTAAAGGACAAGCAAGCGACATCGAAATCCCCGGAATCCCCAACGCAGACCTAGCCGTGTGGATCATGGATAACCTAACCTACACCCAGTTAATATTGGAGTACTACCAAATAGGAGTCCCTGACTCGGGTTGGGTGCACGTCTCCTACGACCCGGCTAACCTCAAGAAGCAGGTCTTAACGGCTACTAAAAAAGATGGTAAAACGGTATATCTACCGGGACTTGTAGCGTGAGGATGTCATGCCATTTATAGCACTTAGATTTAAGCCGGGAATAAACCGGGATCAGACTAACTATTCTAACGAGGGTGGCTGGTTTGAGGGCGACAAAATTCGCTTCTTATCTGGCTTTCCTCAAAAGATTGGTGGTTGGCTTAAGCAAACTCCTAATACCTTTCTTGGGACTTGCCGACAACTATTTAACTATGTAACAACTTTTGGGGACAACCTTTTAGTCGTTGGAACAAACTTAAAGTTGTATTTAGAGGCTGGTGGGTACTTCTATGACATCACCCCCCTACAAGCCACAACCGCTGCCGGGGACGTAACATTTGCTGCTGTTAACGGATCTTCTACCATAACAGTTTCAGATACCAGCAACCCAGCCCAAGTAGGTAATTACGTTCAGTTTACTGGCGCCGTTTCTTTGGGTGGTAATGTCACGGCTGTGATTTTAAATGCTAATGAAGGCTTTGAGATTACTACATTGGTCAACGCCAACGCCTACACCATAGAAGTTCCAGTTACAGCCAATGCATCTGATTCTGGTAATGGTGGCTCTTCAGTAATTGGTAAGTATCAAATACCCGCTGGCACTCCCGGCGGCACGTTTGGTTATGGTTGGGGCACAGATACTTGGGGTCGTCTTGAGTGGGGTCTTGGTGGAACAATCCCCGTTGCTTTAAGTGGTAGCGATTGGTGGTATGACAACTTTGATAACGATTTAGTTGCCAATCTTAGAGACGGCCCTATTTACTATTGGGCAAGGGGTTCTTCCACTAGTCCCGGGGTGGCGCTTCAAACTAACGCAATTCTTCTTTCAACAAAGGCTACCGCAGATGGATACAGTGCAAATGCAGTACCAGCCAAGGCTATGCAGGTTCTTGTATCGCAAAACGACAAACATCTTGTCGCTTTTGGGTGTGTGCCTTTTGGTTCTACTAATGTGGCTACTTTTGACCCCCTTCTTATTAGGTGGTCTGATCAGGATAATCCGAGTCAATGGACTCCGACGCCTACCAACTCTTCGGGATTTATAAGGGTTTCTAGGGGTTCAAGGATTGTCCGTGCTCTACCAACCAGACAAGAGATCTTGGTGTGGACAGAGTCGCACCTTTATTCTTTCCAATACCTTGGAACCACGGATGTATTTGGCCTACAAGAACTAGCCGATAACATCTCTATCCTTAGCCCACGGGCTTGCGTGACTGTAAATAACGTCACTTACTGGATGGGGAACGAAAAGTTTTATGTCTATTCTGGTCGTGTTGAAACGCTCCCTTGCACTTTGCGGCAGTTTATCTATCAGGATATTAACTACGCCCAAGCCGAAACTATTATCTCTGGCACAAACGAGGGTTGGAATGAGGTCTGGTGGATGTACCCAAGTTCTAACTCCGGTTATCCCAACCGTTATGTAATCTATAACTATCTTGAGCGCATTTGGTATTACGGGAACATTGATCGTACCGCTTGGTTAGATAGCCCGTTGCGTGAGTATCCTATGGCAGTTAATACACCTAGTGGAACCAACACTGGGGTTCTTTATAACCAAGAAAATGGGTTTGATGAAGATGGCGCCCCGATGACATCCTATATTCAGTCATCTGATTTTGATATTGCTGATGGTGAGCAGTTTATGTTGACTCGTCGTATGCTTCCAGATATTAACTTTGCTAAATCTACTGCCGCTGCACCAGAAGTAACACTACAGATTCGCCCCCGCAACTTCCCCGGGTCAGGTTTCCAATCGGTAGGCACGACGGACTCTAAACCGGTAATTCAAACCTCGGTAGATATTTATACGGAGCAAGTATTTATTCGTGCCCGTGCCCGTCAGATGGCGTTAAAGATTAGTTCGGAGGACTTGGGGGTTAACTGGCAGTTAGGTGTGCCCAGACTAGATGCTCGTGTGGATGGTAAACGCTAATGGCAATGGAGAAGTTTCAGGCGCCAGCATTACCGGTACCGCCTGTTGAATACGACCAGAGATACCACACGGATCTGATTCGCATACTTCGCCTCTACTTTAACCAACTAGACTCCACGACCTCATTAGTTCTTGATGGGCTACAACTACTTAACTTACCTACTTCTGGATATGGGCTAAGGGAAAACACCGTATTTAGGGTAGGAGAGGATTTAAAAATTGTTGTTCCTAATATTGCTTACTTACTCGGGGTATCGGCTTCCGGTTCTTTAGGAACAGTCTCGATTGTTTTAGGCCCACCCGCCCGTCCGCTTGGGGTATCTGCTTCTGGCTCTTTGGGGACAGTCACAGTTACCATAGCCCCATAGACTTCACTTGACAAATTCAGGATAATTAACATATGAACGACGGTATCGCCTCCCTCTACCCAATGACCCCTACGGGTGTCCCCTTTAGAACCGGGGCTCCTGAAGAGTCTACGGCTGAGCAATTGTATTTTGTCCCCAGTTTTTCAAAACCCAAGAAACCCCTTGCTCAAGGATATGGCAGTGATGAAGGCGGTGGAGGCGGTGGGGGTGGGAGTTTATCGTCGCAAGGATTTAGGAGTCTTCCCGGCGGGAGCGAGTTGGTAGATGTAAATCAAAGTTGGACTGATTTAGGCCCTGTTGGACAGGCATCTTATTACGCTGCAAACCCAATGATGGCGGATATTACTCAATTAGGGCAACAACTTTATGGGTATACGTCTTTAGGTATGCTGCAAAAGGCTTTAGACCCCA